TTATTGGGCGCCGGGCTTATTCGCCAGCTGAGAGATAAGCACTCCATCAAGTGCATCAAGAACCGGGTCGAACGTGGTATTCGACGGGATCTTGCTGACTGCGCGGATGACTGCTGAAACTGAGATATCACCTTCACGAAGGCTATATCCGCCGCCCGGTCCTCTGTGCGAGGTGACCAGCTTGCCGCTGCGCAGCCGCTTAAAAATTTGCTCCAGGTAGGAAACCGAGAGCTTCGATTCTTTACTCAGTGTGGCGAGGGGAACTGGTTTTCCGCAGTAGATTCTTTCCAGAACCGCAACAGCCTGGACAGATGCCATCACTCGTTTCATTCCAAATTCCATGGTCTATCCCTTCACCGGATCCCGGCCATAGCCAGGGTTATCTTCAATAGCATCCTGCAGAACCTGAATCGCTTCGCCGTATGGAAGGGTCAGTGCCAGCTTAATCGCTGTTCCGAACGTCTCCGCTACCAGTTCAAACTTCTGCGCCAGGCGGTTCGCTTCCTCGGTCTGCTCCTCAACAGCCTCCATTTCAAACTGGTGCTCCTGCCAGACTTCATCCATAACGTCTTCTTCAACTTCACCGCGCAGCGCTTCTTTAACTTCAAGAACAGGCAGGATGCCGATTAACTCCTCTGCCGGTGCGGTGCTGTATCGCAATGCCAGTTCGTTCGCTGACATAAATCCTCCGGAAAAAAGGCCCGCCACGGGCGACGGGCAAAGAGAACTTTTCCAATTTAACCAGATCAGGTCTTCGTCTCCTGTTTGGTATTGATGGCGGGATTACCATCACGATGCCATGTGCACCTGGCATCAGGCTGGCAACAGCCATTGGTCGAAACTCGATTAAAAATGTAACGCTGGCTGTTGGTCGTCAGCCGATTTGTACGGGTAACACTGTCCTTTCACGTGCTGCTCTGCGGCAGCTGCTTCACAAACCGCCTCGGTGTTATAAACGCCGAGCATGATGTCTGAGCATTCCCCGGTGAGGGCGCAGACGGTAACGATTAAGGCGAAAAACGAGGTCATGCGTTGAGCTCTGGATTACCTTTCTGCGCCATGAAGTAGCAGAACTTGCGGATCAGGACTTCAACGATGTTGAGGCGAATAGCCTGCTGTTTAACGGGGTTACGTGCGTAGTCGATCATGGTTATCTCCTTGTTGCCCTTTGCGTCTGGCCGACGGAACGGTAAAGCCTGCTGCGCGTTAGTTTTTGTCATCTCATCCGGTGATTCATATGCCGCCGGCAGCTACTTCGTGGGGGTCCTGCCTGGATGACTGAATTTGTGAAATCAGACTACAAATAAATTTGTCATCAGTCAAACTGATTATGACATATTTTATTTCAATGATTGTTTTAGAAGGGATTTTAGGTTGGTGAAGCACAAAAAAAACGCCGCTAAAAGCGGCGTTTTTGGTTCTGTCTTAGTCTTTTTTCGGGGTCAGTTCTATTTTTCTCTTGCTCAAGAACTCAGCCATAAACCTATCGAGCTCTTCGAGGCGATCACTAGCCGACTGAACAAAGCGTGTTTGTTCTACCTCTGGAAGCTGATCAAACACCTCTAGTAAAGCAGCCTGCTTTTCAGTTAACACTGTTTTGCTGGCTGTAGCGGCCTTAAGTTGAGCCTCTTCTTCGTCAGTCATGAAGAACCAATACAGTGGTTTTCCAAGGGCTTGAGGGAATAATGCGAGCTTCTCCTTGCGAGGAAAGTTACCTGTATTACACCAGTTACTGACTGTTTGAGAATTGACGCCAACTCTCCTGCCTAACTCAGATTGAGATATGCCAGCTTCCTCAAGAGCTCTTAATAGTCGTTCTTCGAAGTTCATATTCGGATCCAAATTAAACCTATCAGCAAGCATACAAAGTTTCTTTTCAGTTGTGACTGATTAAGTTTCTTGACATTGACAAATTATTTATCAATCATGTGATTCCTAAACTAGGAGGAACCATGAACGAAGCCATTCAACAAAAAATTATTTCTTTGTGTGGAAGTCAGTCTGAACTAGCTCGTCGCCTGGGTAAGAACTCGCAGACAGTATCAGTCTGGTTTCGCACTCAAGTTGCCAGCACTGAAGTTCTTAATGCCTGCAGGGCTCTGGACTGGCAAGTAACTCCGCACGAGTTGCGCCCCGATCTCTACCCGAACCCCACTGATGGTTTGCCTCAAAAGGAAGCCTAATAATGCAATCAGTAACGTTTGAACATCTTAACCGGCAGAAGGCCGCACCGCTGAAAACCCGAAATCAGATTGAGCATCGGCGCCGGGACTCAACGCGCCATCGCACGATTCTGTCTGCCGTTCGTGAGTGGGAGGCAAGTATCCCGGGCCAGGCGCAGGACGTTGTTACGCAGCTGGTGGCTGAGCAGTGGTCCAAAGAAGGCGGGCGAGGGATCACCGTGAACAAACAAAACCTTTACCGCTACCTGAAAAACGAAACCAATTCCAGCAAGTACACGGCTTATGTCATGCAACTCGCGAATGCGATCAGCGTAGCAATGCCGATTGAGATCGCCAGAAAACACGGCCTCCGTCAGGGTAAAACCGACATCGAGCTGGTGGCTGACGCAATAAAAGAGTGCGGCGAGCATCACCAGGCGAAGTTGCTGGGCATGCCAACCAAGAAGCAGGCGAAGGAGGGTTTTGAAAACCTTCTTGCCAATGCAGCCCTGCTGCCAGGAGAACTGGCCGGCGTGGTGATTGCTCACCTCCAGGCGCTGGCACCACTTTTTACGTAATCGAGTTTTGACCAATGAGTTATACGACCATTAACCGCGAGGTGAGATATGTCTAATCCTTTGCCTAAGGCGATGCCTAAAAGTAAGGCTACGAATGAGCCTTACCGCAAGGTAAAGATCACCATGTGGGATGATCCAAAGTTTCGCGCGTTGTCCCCTTTGCCGCCCAGCGGGCAAAGCCTGTTTATTTATCTGCTGACCAGCCCGTTCACCGGGATTATCCCTGGGTTGTTCAAAGGCGGTCGAGCGGCGCTGGCTGAAGAGCTGGGGTGGGAACTGGAAGCCTTCGACTCTGCCTTAGGCGAAGGCTTAGCTTTAGGCATGGTTAAAGCCGACCTGAAAGCCAGAGTTTTTTGGCTTCCTAAGGCTGCGGCACATAACCCGCCGGCTTCAGTGAATGTGATCAAATCATGGGCGCGGGCCTTCGAATTATTGCCCGAGTGTGAACTGAAATGGGAGGCATGGGCGGCGCTACAAGCCGCGTGTTATGGGGTGTCTGAGTCTATGGGTAAGGCATACGACAAGGCTATGCCTTTGCCTAAGGATAAGGCTTGCCCTTTGCCATCAGGTATCCAGAAAGCAGTAAGCAGTAAACAGATCTTAAACCCCTCTCTTAACGCGGGCGCGAATGAAAATTCTGAGGTTGCTGGTTTACCAGATGAACCCGTTGCTCCGAGATACGTTGACGGACTGGATGAACCAATCGGCAAATTCAAGATGACCAGCGTGTGGCTACCATCCAGAGATTTTCGCCAGCGCGCGGCAATGTGGGGGATAGCTTTGCCTGACCCTGATTACTTTGTCACAGAGCTCGCTGAGTTCGCGTCGTACTGGGAGTCAGAGGGGAAGGTGTTCACCCAGGTTCAGTGGGAACAGAAATTTGCCCGGCACATCGTGCTGGTGAGATCGAAAAAACAACCGGAAACCGGAGGTAAGGACAATGCAGGAGTTCGGGGAGAGCCTACAGCATCCAGGGCTGTTCAGCAGATTCAGTCAGCCCACGCAGAGTGGAGACGTCGCAATGGACTTGATGGCAACGGAAACGGCATGGCGCCTGTGGCAGGTCATGGGGGAAATATTCTCGAACCGGTGGACGCAGAAGAATGGGGCGGAGCCGTCGGCGCTCTGGATCGCCCAGATAGGTTCGATGACTGAAAAGCAAATCAAGCTGGTCTGCCAGCAGTGCATGGAGCGCTGCGCCGCTGGAAACACATGGCCGCCTGATCTCGCTGAGTTTGTATCGCTCGTTTCAGAAAGCGGTGCCAACCACTTCGGCCTGACGTCCGATAGTGTCATGGGTGAGTACCGCCGCTGGCGTAACGAGTCTTACCGGTACTCAGGTAGCGATAAATATCCGTGGCCGCAACCGGTGCTGTATCACATCTGCATTGAGATGCGCAGAACGGGCGTGGAGCGCCAGATGACTGAGGGGGAGCTGAAAAAACTGGCAGAGAAGCTGTTAACAAAATGGAGCAAGCACGTCAGTAACGGCCTTTCGGTACCGCCGATTCGCCGCCAGCTTGCAGCGCCGCAGCACCCGGCAGGGCCAACTCCGGCACAGCTGCTGATGGAAGAGTACAAACGCCGCAAAGCGGCAGGTTTAACCAACTAAATCGAGTAATGACCAATGACCAAACAATTAACCCAGAAAGAGCAGGTGGCAGTTTTTGTGCGCTACCAACCTAACTGCGCCGTCGGCGACGTTTCCGAAGCGCTGGATATGTCAGGTGCAACAGCTGGCAAGCTGCTGCGCGAGCTGAGTGACGACGGGGTGATAACCCGCTCCCGCAACAGCGTCCAGTACACCTATGCGGCCGTGGCCCATGCCGACATCCCGGATGTGATCCTTCCGTGCATGGAGGAGAAAAGCGATCCGGTGAAGATGCAGGCCGCTGAACAGAAAGCGAAGGAGCTGGAAGAAAAGGGGCTGTGGCGTCTCGCCGCAGCGGTGTATTCGGACATGTTCGGAATCGCTTGCAGTGCTGTGGAAGTTGCTCGGATCGCCAAACGGCGTAAAGAGTGCCTACGTATGGCAGGGAGGGCATAGCCGATGGCAAGCAATAATCTCTGGGTAATCATCCGCGCTATCCACTACGGTGGCGAGATCACCACGCGTCAGATTCGCCTAATGCTGGCCTGCGAAAGCAAAAAGGCCTGCCGGCTGCTAGAGCATCTCGTTGTGGTGGGGGCTGGAAAAACATCGGCCAGCGCCACCACCCGGTCT